GGTATGTAATTAAAATTGATGATGATAATTTTTATCTTGCAACATCAAAATACAATGCAAAGAAACAAATAGCATTATCAGCAACAACAAATGGCAGTGGCGGTCAGAGCATTGTATTGGAATTAGGATATTCTATTGCGGGAGATTTGCCAGCAGATCAGGTGACAGTTATTCAGCAACCACCTGACACTGTATATGATATTGATAACACATATACAATTGGTGGTAAGACAATACCATTACCTGGTGGATCTACAACCACAACTACAACAGTAGCAGAGTCTAATTCAGCTGGATCTTTCTCAGTTCCTGCTCCTACTGCATCACAACTTCCAATCGCAGGTGTCTCTGGATTTGTTGGAGGTGGTGGAGGTGGTGGTGCAACCAGTGATGTAAATGGTAATGATGGTGGTAATAGTTACTATCAGTTTAATTTTGGTGGAAACACATATCAAATTCTCTCAGGCGGTGGTACTGGTGGTCAAAATGGTAATGGTAGTAAGGCAGGTGGTCAAGGTGGTAATGCAAGAATTAATGTTGGTAACTCAACTACAAATATCACTGGTATAGGGACATATAACGTAAGTGGATTAGCTATTGAGGTCACACAATATTTTGGTGGTCTTAATGGTCAGAGTGGAGGTCCTAATGCAGGTGGATCAGGAGCAACTACATCCTATGTCTTAGGTGCTGGTGGTGATGGTGCTCAAACTCTCTACGAGGGAACCAATACAGTATCACAGACTTATAGCTCTCCATCAAATGGTTTTTACACTTACAGTATTCCATCAACATGGCCACTTGATAATTTAATCGCAACCATCAGAGGTGGTGGCGGTGGATCAGGCGGTACTGGTGACGGTGGCGGTGGCTGGTGGGCAGGTAACGGTGGTTCTGGTAAAGAAATATCAGTTAACGTTAATCCTGGCACATCTGGAGCGTTGAGAGTATATGTTGGTGGTGGTGGATCCTCAGGTAGTGGTAGAAATGGTGGTGGTGGATCAAACACTGGTTTCGCACCTGGCGGTAACGGAGGTAACGGTACTGGCGGTGGCGGAGGTGGAGGCGGTGGTGCTGCATCTGCAATCGGTACGTCAACTGCAATGGTCGCAGGATCTGGCGGTGGTGGCGGAGGTGGTGCTGCTGGTGATCCCACTCAAGGTGCCGACCAAAACGGAGGTCCTTCTGGTAATGATGGTGCACAAAACTTAAGTTCAGTCTTCTCTGGTGGTGGTTCAAATGGTGGTAACTCAGTCTGCTCTGGCGGTGGCGGAGGAGGAGGTGGCGGTGGCGTCGGCTTCGGATCTGGCATCGGTGGTGGTGGCGGTGGAGGAAATGGTTCCAACGCAAGAAGAGATGGATATGGTGCTACTAGAGGTCAGTCATCATTTAAGGGATCTGGTTCGGGTGCTACAGCATCTTTAATTTCATCAGGTGACGCTGGTAATGGTGCTAACGTAGGTGTAGGACAACAAACTAGTGGTGGTAATGGATCTGTTTCATTCCAAGCGATAGAAAACCAAACATTCTACGGTCCTGGCGGTGGTGGCGGTGGATCAGGTTCATATTTCAGCTTCTCATTTGAAGCAACCGATATCAACGCTGGAACATTAGTTGTTGGAGGTGGTGGTAATAATGGAGGAGAGAGTGGATCAGGTAGTGTTGGTTACCAAGTAACAGAAACTATTCCTGGCGGTACAGGAACCTCTGTCACATCTGGATTATTTGATAGTTCAAGTCCTACTGTTGATTACGTACAGTCTGGAACTGGATCTGGTGTAAATGGTGGATTCCAATCTGTTGATACAGAAAAGTATCTTAGATTCTTTGGAACTGAAGCTACTAGATTTGCAAGAACAATCACCGTTAACGCTTCAGCAACCAATTCAAAGGGATCAGAAATTATTAAATGTAGATTTAGAGTTATTCGTGGTAATGGTAGTAATGGTGGAGAAGCACCAAATGAACCATTAGAATTATTTGGTAGTAATGATAATGCTACTAGTTTCACTAAGATTGGTACAATTTCTTCTGCTTCTGGTCCTACAGATTGGACATTTGTTGAAATTCCTCTACCAACAGCATTTAGAGTATCTAATTTAATCTTAGAAGTAAGACAAACAAGAACCTCTGGTGGAAGTGCTGCTAATGATAACTTTGGTATTGATTATGTCTCATTTGAACATGAGGAGACAGAACAAACTATTACAACATACCCATCTGGTAAGACTGATTTAGGAATTGAGTTTGTTACAGAACGCATTGAACCACAGGGAGATCCAATTAACTCTGCTGGACTTGATGTTAACGAGGGTACATTTACATTGTCATCTGCTGTTAAATTAAATGTTGATTCTGCATTGCAACCAGATATTGACATTCCACTGCTAACAAGGTATCATTTAGTTAAGTACATGATCAGAGCTTATTGATGTTAGAAGCGAAGGATAGTGGATTGATTATTGATCCTGATAGAGTAAATGGAAAGTTTGAGGATTTTATTGGTATATACAGGAGATTCGTACATCATGAAATATGCAATACTATCATATCTAATTTTGAACAACATTTAAAGATTAACCCACAATATGGTCAATATGGTGGTCATCAGATGCCAGAGAAGAAATTGGCACGAAATGATGTCAGTATGATGTATGATGATGTTGATATGGGAGTATCTGCACATTTCTATAAATATCTAAATTCTGCATTTGAGAACTATAAACAAGAGTTTGACCATATTAGTAGAGTTAAACTGTCATCAGTTGGTCTAAAAGTACAGAAGACTCCAGTTGGAGGTGGTTATCACACATGGCATTATGAAAATTCTAGTTTTAGAGCAGCAAACAGAGAGTTAGCATGGATGGTGTATCTAAATGATATGCCAGATGGTGAAGCAGAGACAGAATTCTTATATCAAAGGAAAAGATATAAACCACAAACAGGCACATTGTTAATCTGGCCAGCTGGTATGACACATGTTCATCGTGGGAACACTGTCTTTACCCATGATAAATATATTGCGACAGGCTGGTTCATTAAAATCCCTTAATAAAATGGCAGACATCCGAATAGTGGTGCAGGTAAACGCACTAGAAAGAATGATTATCGTTGATGGAAAGACACAATTCATTGGCGAAGATTATTGGAATGCTAATATTCAGAACATCCTATATCCATTCTGGACGTCTGACAAAGATCGTCTAATTCATCTAAATTATTTTAGTGATGGGTCATATGGCATTGAAAAGAAAAAATATGTATATGATCGTGCTACCAAAGAAAGAAAATGGAAGACATATCAGTGGAGAGAACCAACTGAGACAGAGGTAGGACAGATTGCTGAGACAATCAAAGAGAAATACTTTGAGTATCAGGACACAGAACAGGAAACTATTCAAGAAAAACTATACAATGAGTATGGTAGATGGAATAAGATTTCTTGGGAAGGTGTTAGAATGATTAGAAACTTTCTTCTTGGAGACTGTGACTGGACACAAATGCCTGATGCTGATCTTAGCACTGAGTTAAAAGACCAGTGGACTGCATATAGAGCTAAGTTAAGATTAATTCCACAGGACTATGACGGTCAAGATGCTGATGATGTTAAATTTCCTATCAATCCAGTCATGTATGAAAAGTTTATATCCCTTAAAGATGTAAATGGTGATAGTCTAAATGCAGGTAAGGCATATCTAGATACTATTGATCAGTTTGGATCATTTACTGCAAGCACATATGGTGAGTATGCTAAGAGAATTGTAATGACAATCGCATCCAATTACAAGATTAAGAATCCTGACGTTATCTTTGCTCCTGCAAATGTCAGTGATCAATATGTGGAAACACAAGACGAACTAGACGCACTATTAGAAAAAATTAAAAACAACAACGTTTAATTAAATCATGCACAAAATGGAATTGAATATCCTTATTCTCACGTTGAGTACGGGAGAAGAGGTCATTTGTAACTTGAAAGATCATGTTGAAGAGGTAAATGGCACAGAACAAAAGGTGTGCTATAATATGGTATATCCTTTTACTATACGAAGAACTGGAGCTTTGGAGAATTCACGGGTTAGTGTAACCTTTACTCCATGGAAGTTCTTCTCTTCTGATACATCATTCCTAATTGGATATGATAAAATTATGAACATGTGTACACCTCTACCAAATATTACTGAGGAATATAAGAGAGCTGTAGACGCATACATTAAAACATTGGTGGAGCAACAACAATGATATATGAGTATGATTTCTTTGACAATAATCAATTAAGACAAATAATTAGTTTATTTGATGCTGGAAAGTTTATTGATGGTGCTATCACAGGTCCTAAAGATAAAGAAACAAAGAATAATTCACAGCAAGAGGACGTTGAGTTAAATAAAATGACAAATGCTGCTGTGCATAAGGTCATTCGCGAGTCAAAGGTAGCTGACTTACATCCACTTAACAAGTGTAGTCCATGTTATATGTTAAAATATGAGGTGGGACAACACTACAATGATCATGTAGACTATTGGAACATGTGGGGTAACCGAACAGATTACACTGCTGTTGTCATGTTAAATGAAGATTACGAGGGTGGTGAGCATTATATAAAAATAGGAACAGAGACTATTGAGAGGAGGTTAGAAGCAGGAAAAATATTAATATATCCATCTGATTATGTTCATGGTGTTAAACCAGTCACTGCTGGTGTAAGGAAATGCCTTACTTTCTGGATGGAGAGTTCTATTCCAGATCCTACAATGAGATACTATATCACAGAGTTGAATAAATTATTCTATAAAATTCATGAGCATGACATTGACAGAGAGACCATGCTCTTGCTAGATCATGTTCGTTGTGGAATCATTAAACGTTCCTCACAATTAAGAAATTAACTATGGCTTTATTAACTGATATTATGTCGTGGGATACTATTCTCACAAGAGAAGAAATGGAGGAGATTGAAAGGATCTGCAGTCGTGCTAGATGGCAATGGGGTGCTACGAGTGATCACACAGCACCACATAAAAAGTTCTGGAAGATGGATGTAAGAGGACATGCTATATTTGATAATCACATCCCTGAGAAAATTAAGATCCTCGTACCATTTGAACATGAGATCCTTGATTACTATGTCAATGGACATACAAGAGGATTAGATGGTTTCATGCACAAGGATGACGCAGACTGGACATTCTTATTATTCTGTAATCCTGTATGGGATATTATGTGGGGTGGTAAAACTATGTTTGTGCAGGATGATGGCAGGTTTGATTGTGTATTTCCTAAGCCAGGATCAGCAGTATGTTTCCCATCAGGCATATTACACTGTGCAGAGGACGTGAGCAGGGAATTCTATGGTATTAGAGTTAGTGCTGCTTATAAATTAAAGAAAGTAGAGAACACAGATGCAGAACCTACAGACGTTTGATAGTGCTAGAGATTGGGATCAGATTGAAGCATACGCTTCGTCTATCTCTGGTGCTCTAGTATATTGGGAGAATCCAAGATTAGAAGCAACATCGGATGATGCCAAGAAAATTGTGTTGGATTATTATAAGATTGATGAGGAGATTCCAGCAGAGTTAGCTCTTACATTAGAGAGTAAATATTATGGATACATTGAATTTAGAAATGCAGAGATAGCATTTGATTTTGTCACTGACTATTTTCCTCGTAAAGATGAGGTAAGTGATGATACATATTGGTATCATTGTTATGTTATCAAACCCAATGGTGTTATTGAATATGATAATGATGCATTACGCAAGGGACAGAATGTATGAATAGTGACATGGCATTCATGATACCAGTTTTCACACATACTGTTGAGAACTGGAGTGAACATAGAGATAAAATCATTGACATGCTTGACCTTGAAGATGGTGACGGTCATCAAACAGATTATTTTAAATATCACCAACAGCAGAAGTGGCCACCATACACTACCACGTTGTTTGAGATACTACAACCTGCATTGAAAGAATTTGATAATGTATATCCACATGCATTTGATATTCGTAACATATGGTGTCAGAAGTATGGTAAAGGAAGTTATCATCAACTCCACAATCATGGTGCGATAGGTTACTCAGCAATATTATATGCTAAGTTAGAGGATGATCACAGTCCTACATCATTTTTTGCACCATTTCTTGACTTCATAGAGGGTAACGTGATAGAATACGTACCTGAGGTCAGTGAAGGAGATATTATTTTCTTTCCGTCATGCTTGACACATCAGTGTAAAGTGGTACAATCTGAATCAGAACGTATTATTTTTTCTTTCAACATAAGAAATGCTTGAATTTTGCTATGAGCTCCCCTATGAAAACCTTGACTTTACAGACAAAGAAACTCGCCAACTATATCGTATCGGAAGAGGCGAGCAAGGGGTTCTATTGGTTCGC